TTGCTGCCGAAGGTCTTGCTCCAGCAAACTACGGTATCTTCTGCTGTGATGTCTTAGAAAGTGGTACAAATCAATTAGGTGTTCGTTACGATGAACTCTTTGCCTTTATCATCGCTGCTTTATAACAAGGATAACCATGAGCGATTTAGAAAACCGTGTGGTTAAACTTGAAGTAATTACGGATAACCACGATGTTGATATTAAAGAACTTCGTGAGACTTCTATAGATATGAAAACTACATTACATTCTATTGAGAAGAACTTAAATCAAATAAAGTATCTTGTCATGGGAGGTGCTCTTGTTATCGTTGCTCAAACTATTGGTTTAGACCATGCAATAAGTTTGTTATTTAAAGGTTAATATGTCAAGTACATTTACAGTAGGTCGTGACCAAATCATTCAACTAGCTCTTCGTAAACTAGGTGTATTAGAGCTTGGTGACACTCCCGATTCAGCAACAATTAGTAATGCTTCTCTAGCTTTAAATTTGTTTATTAAACAGATGGCTACAGAAGGTTTAAAACTGTGGACAGTTAATGAACTAGTTATTCCTTTAACTAATGCAAAGACTACATACGTCATAGGACCTGTATCACAGAATCCTACAACTGATTTAGATACTCCTAAGCCTTTAAAGATTATCCAAGGCTGGCTACGTCAAATTACGGTTAGTCCTCCTATTGATACTCCTTTGCAGATTCTTAGTCAGCAAGAGTATAACACTTTAGGTTCTAAGTTTAGCCAAGGTGTAGCTAACTCTATTTACTATCAGATTCGTCAAAACTCAGGTAACCTTTATGCTTATTTGACACCTAACTATAACGCTGCTTCTCAGTATGAATTGCACGTCATGGCTCAGCAGCCTATTGAAGACATCAACTACGGTATGCAAGTACCAAACTTTCCTAATGAATGGTTAAACACTTTAGTATGGAACTTAGCTGACCAATTAGCTATTGAGTATTCTGTACCTGGTAATCATCGTCAAGAGATTGCTGCAAGAGCTAAAACATATCGTGACCAGCTTACTGACTGGGATGTTGAGTCTACTTCTACATTCTTCCAAGCTGACCTTCGCATGGCTAACGTAACATTTGGACAACCAAACTAATATGCCTATTGAACGTATTCCTTTAACGCAACCTATTGACACACGTAATGGGTTTTTAAACACTGACTCTAAATGTGTTAATGGCTACTTTGAGAGTAGCGAAAATATGCGTATGTTTGTTAAAAGGCCAGGTCTAATTACTGCTCCTGATATTCCTTCTTTGCCTGCTGGTAAAGGTCAAGGTATTTATACTTTTCAAAACAATGTATACGCTGTAGTTAACAACGTTCTTTATAAGATGGCTGTGCCGTCTTTTGCCACTACTGTAATTGGTTCTCTTTCAGGTCCTATATTTCCTTGTTACTTTGTTCAGACATTAGACGCACAATATTTGTTTTTACACAATGGTACTAATGGTTATTTGCTTAATGGCACTACAGGAGTCTTTAGTCAAATAACTAATGATAAAGTAGCTGTTACCACTATTATTACTGGTGGTTCAGGCTACACAGCTCCTACAGTTACTTTTGACCCTCCTCCGTCAGGCACTACAGCTACAGGTACTGTACAGATGACTAGTGGCATTATTACTGGCATTACTATTACTGATGGTGGCTCTGGATATGTTACAGCACCTAATGTAACAATTAATGACCCTACTGGTATGGGTGCTGCGGCTACTTGCTTGTTAAACTTCTTTCCTACAAGTGGTTTAGTACCTGGAGCAATCTTTTTAGATTCTTATGTTATTGTAGGTACACCACAAGGTCGTCTCTACTCTAGTAATGTAGGAGACCCTACTACATGGAATGCTTTAGACTACATTACTGCTGAAGCTCAACCAGACTTATCTATTGGTATTGCTAGGCATTTAAATTATGTTCTAAACTTTGGTCAATGGTCTACTGAGTTCTTTTATGATGCAGGTAATCCTATTGCCTCTCCTTTAACCTCAGCACCTTCTTATCAGCTTGAAATAGGCTGTCTTGATGGTAACACTATTGTTGCCTTTGACCAGACTGTGATGTGGGTAGGAACCTCTAAAACAGGCTCTAACAGTGTTTATTTGTTAGATGGTGTCTCTCCTGTCAAAGTATCTAGTCCTTACATAGACCGCATTCTAAACAGGTCTCCTACTGACTTAAGTGCTTATGCAATGAAATACAACGGGCATACCTTTTATGTCTTGACATCCCATCTTTTTAATGTTACAATAGTATACGATGTAAATGAAAAAGTATGGGTACAATGGACTATGTGGGCTACCGATGATGCAGGTAACTACGGCGAACAGTACTTTAGACCTTTATATTACACTTACATTGGTATAACACATGTATTGTTAGATGACGATAACGGTAAGATTTACGGTATGTCAGAAAACTTTTACACAGATTCAGGTGCTCCGATTTATTATCGTTCAGTAACTAATCTTATTGACAATGGAACAACTAAGCGTAAGTTTTATAATCGAGTTGAGATTGTAGGAGACAAGGTAGCTGCCACGATGAATATTAGGCATACCGACAATGACTATCAATCATGGTCTCCTTATCGTGCTGTTAACTTAAACCAGTCTAGACCACAGATATACCAGACTGGTGCAGCACGACGCAGAGCTTGGGAGTTCTTATGCACCGATAACGTGCCATTAAGATTAGATTGTGCTGAGATTGACTTTAATATTGGAGAGCTGGAGCAAGATGGTGTAGGACCAACCCAATATAGAAAGTAATAAATGAAAACAATTAGCGAACTTCATAAGAAAATGGTAGGTACTTTTGAGATTGATCTCGGAACTATCCATAACTTCTCAGAGGGTTTATATGCAAAACAAATGTTTGTACCTCAAGGATATGTAGTAGGAACACACGCACATACATTTAACCACTTAAGCATTCTTGCTAAAGGTAAAGTAATAGTACGAACAGATGAGGGAGTTGCTGAATATACAGCACCTGCTTGTCTTGAAATTAAAAAAGGTATTCACCATGCTATTGAAGCTTTGGAAGATACCGTTTGGTTTTGTATTCATGCTACTGATGAAACAGATATAAACAAGATTGATAAAGTATTGATTGAAGGTGCTCTATGAATTTTGATGTTAACAACGGAAGATTAGTTCCTAAAAAAGACTTTAAATTAGTTGGGTATGGTTTTGATGTGTTGCCTTATATGGCACAATTAAATGCTCATCCTGAGTTATGGGAAGAGAGTAGAGATTTTCGCAAGGTGTCTCGTTATAATGGCGAGCTGTCACCGCATCGTGAGTCGCAGGATATTTGGGTGCGTCATCAACCGTATGATTCTTTTGGTAGCTATGATGCTAATGAAGAAGAACAGGCTAAAATGATGGTTCCTACGGTTTCTGAATGGTATCCAGAATCCTTAAAGTTACCAGCAGCTATGGACATGGCGGAAACTGTTTGCAAGTATCTTGGTGCTATACAGTTAGGTGGTCATTATGTTATTAAAGTACCAGCAGGTAAAAAAGTATATCCGCACATTGATTTTTCTTGGCACAGTACTTATTACAACAAATACATGGTGATTTTAAAAACACAACCAGGAGTTGTTTTTGGTTGGGAACATAGTGGAAACCTTATCCCTTTAACAGGAGATTTGTGGAACTTTGAAAATAATACAAAACATTGGGTTTACAATGATTCTGATGAAGATGTGTTAATTGCAACTTTTAGTGTCCGTACATTTAATATGGATAGATGTGACGCTTTCAATAATATAAAAAGGAAATAATATGCCAGCAGGATGGGTATCAGCAGGAGTAGCTACCGTAGGTTTAATTAATAATATGACTTCAGGAAATACTGGCCCAAGTAGTCAAGGTCAGTCGGACCCCTATGGTCCGTACCGTGGACAAGCAGCTAATCAATTAAATAGTTTGGTTAATAACCCTTCTCAAGCATTATCAGCTCCAGGGTTTCAGCAAACATTGCAACAAGGTCAACAAACTGTTAATCGTGGTATGGCAGCTACTGGACAATTACAATCTGGTGCAGAACAATCTGCTTTGCAGTCTCTTGGTCAAAATACATTTAGTTCTTACTATAATGCTCAATTAGCTAATTTAATGCAATTATCAGGTGCTTCGCAACAGCCTGCTTCTGCTGCTTTGTCTCAATCACAAGCTGCTACATTAGCACAAAATAGAACATGGCAAAACGCTAATCAAGCTTCTTCTGCTATTGGTGGTTTGTTTAATACTGGTGGTAATAGTAACTTAGGCGGTGGCGCAGCAAACTATTATGGTAGCAGTGCTATCTCAGGTGCTGGTTCTTTATTAGGAGATACTGGAGCAGGCACTACTACTAATTCGTTTGGTCAAGCAGTTAATAATGAATTTGCACAAGGCATATAATCATGGCAGAACAAACAGTAGCAGAATCGTTTCAAAAAGGGTATGAAGCTATAGGAGCAGTCCGTGAGGACATGGCTTCTAAAGACATCCTTAGCAGTATGTATGCAGGACAAACGCCTGAAGAAGTAAAAGACCCTATTAAGCAAACAGCTACTTTGCAATCTGCTGCTGGTATGTTGCAAGCTAAAGGATTATTTTCTGCTGCTTATAAACTTCAAAAGCAAGCTGGTGATTTGTCTACATCTGTTAATAAACAACAACTTGATGATTTAAAAGTTAAACAAGGCATGCTAGAATATTCTGGTCAGATGTTAACCACTGCTACTAATGATGAAGATTTAAATAACGCTTTTTCAAACATTAAAGATACTTCTGCACAGATGAACATACAACGTGTTATTGGAATGCAGGCTCCTTTTGAGCAAAAGAAAAAAATGTTAGAAGACATGACTAAATCTGTAGACCAGCATTTAAGANCAGAAGACCTTGCTCTTAGAACTTCTAACGCTATTCGAGACCAGGATAACAAAAAAAAAGACGACATTAGAGCAGACCAACGTTTACTATTAGATAGAGAAAAACTAGCTNTTGAAANAGGACTTATTGAAGATACTCCAGAAGGTCGTNCTAAATTAGCTAAATCTTTAGGTGTTTCTGATTTAATATCAAGAGCAAAACCTAGTGAAGTTTCAAAAGAAACTCCTTCTGCTTTGCCTGCTCCCGACCAATCTGCGGAAGACTGGGCTAAAGCTAATGGTATTCCTGTTAGTCCTCGTGGAGGTACTAGGGATACTCAAGGACAAGCTGACCAAGTAGCTGCTTGGTATAAAGGTGGTATGAAAGGTCCTCGACCTGCTGAACCAGGGACAAGTAAACACGAAAAAGGAAATGCTATTGATGTTCCTGAAACAGGACGTACTCCTGAAAATCGTGCTAAGTTAGAAGCTGCTGGTTTTACTAATCCTGTAAAAGGAGAACCTTGGCATTTTGAAAGAGAAACTCCTAAAACTGCCCCTATTCCTACACAGGCTGATAAAAAAGCTGCTGAACAAATACCTTTACCTACTGCTGAAAATCCTACAGGTGCTCCTTTAGCACCAGGTGAAACAAAACCACTAAGCCGTAAAGGAGCAGGTAAAAATAGTGCTGTTAATGAACGACTTGCTTGGACTATTCAAGAATCTTCTATTCAAACTGGTGCTGATTTAGTAGGTATTGCTANACTTCCTTTTGGTGCTGAATTAAGTGCTTTATCAGGATTATCAGGAAAAACTGGAACAGGTTTTACAAGTTCATTAGCTAATGCTACTGCACGTAAATTAGACACTAATGAACAACGTGTGTTTCAACAGCGTGTAGCAGGATTTGAAGCAAATATTTCTAGAGCTATGGGTGGTGGTTATGCTACCAGCAGTACTAAACAAATCATGGACCAATATAAAGAACAAGTTGCTAGAGAAGGTGATGACCCTATTGTTATGGCTTCTTTCTTGTCTCGTTCTAAACAAGAACTTACATTGTTAAACAAAGCATTTAAAGCCCATCCTGGAGCAAATGCAGCAGAAATTAAAAATATGGATGCAATGATTAAAGAACTTAATACTGCTATAACATGGACTAATGATGATATTGATGCAGCTTTAAATGCAACAGGCCGCCCTACTTTATCTCAAATGGGTGCTAAGATTACAGGTAAAACAAAAACTTCAAGTGCGGCTGCTGACGAAGCTGCTAAAGCAGGGTTCTAAATATGGCGTATGCTAGTCTTTCTGAAGCTGTAAAAAGCAGTGCTTTTGAAACACTGTCTCCTGAAGCTAAACAAGTTGTTTTTGATAAATATTCAAAAAATGACTCAGCTTATAATGGTTTATCTACTGAAGCTAAGCAGCATGTTCAAGACACTTATCTAGGTAAAAAAGAAGCTCCTAAACCTGTTGAAAAGCCTATGTATGACAAGGCTACTGA